GGAGGACATACTGACTGACGGTACTGATAAGTTCGTTGGAGGAGTGTACATTGGTGTTACTGATGCAACAGGTAAGACGTTTATCTCTGGAGCGAGTAACGATGTAATTACTCAAAACGGCTCTACGAAAGGCGGTCTAGCTGGAAGCATCATCCGTGTGACTGCGATGGCAAGTGCTAAATACGCCGTAGAAGGCTTGATCCTTGGGTCTGGAACATTAGTTACACCTTTTGCTGACTCATAATAGGAGTGGCTAAATATGGCTGATGCGGTAAGTAGTACGACCATCTTAGATGGAGATCGTAAAGCTGTTATCCAAATAACAAACTTAAGTGACGGCACAGGAGAAAGTGCTGTCACTAAAGTTGATGTGAGCGCCTTGAATGCTAAAGCAGATGGCACGGCATGTAGTGGAGTGGTTATTGAAAAAGTTTCTCACTCTGTTACAGGCTTTACCCAAGTGCAACTTCTTTGGGATGCAACGACGGACACAATAGCTTTGGCATTAGCAGAAGCTAGTAATGGTCATATGGATTTTAGCGGCTTTGGAGGATTACAGAACACTTCAGGTTCTGGAAAAACTGGAGATATAAACCTGACCACTCTTGGAGCAGCTTCTGGGGATACTTACGTGATTGTCCTAGAGCTGTTAAAAAACTACTAAATGGCAACTTCAGGCACTAGGACTTTTAGCTTAGATGCGGCGGATGCCATAGAGGAAGCCTATGAACTGGCAGGGCTAGAGTATCGTACAGGATACGATGGCGTAACCGCGAGAAGATCAATGAACATCATGTTCGCTGATTGGTCTAATCGCGGTATCCAGTTATGGGAAGTAGAACAGGTTTCTTTAGATTTAGTAGAAGGAACCTCCTCTTATGATTTAAATGCATATGATATTGACATTCTTGATGCGGTTATTCGTAGGACGGTAAATTCAGAACAAACTGATTTCCAGATAGATAGAATAGACAGAAATGAATATTTATCTATACCTAACAAAAACACAAAAGCTAGAGTGACTCAATTTTATGTAGAGAGGACAACCACTCCAAAACTGTATGTTTGGCCCTCTCCTGAGAACTCAACGGACAAGTTTATTTCTTATCGTTGGAAGCGTATACAAGACATATCAGCGGCTGTAAACGATATTGATATACCAAGTAGGTTTATGCCGTGTTTAGTTTCTGGATTAGCTTTTTATATTTGTTTAAAAAAGAATCCAGAGAGAGTGCCTTTAATACAGCCTCTTTATGAGCAAAACTTATTAAACGCTCTAAGATATGATGAAGACAGATCTTCCGTTCATCTGGTTCCCAAACGGAATTATGTTTAATGTCTTATGCTCAAGGAAAGTATTCATACGGTGTATGTGACCGTTGTGGCTTTCGCATTCAGTATTTAAAAATGCGGATGGAGTGGACAGGCTTTAAAGTTTGTCAGCAATGTTATGAGCCTAAACATCCGCAATTAGAGCCGCCAGTTAATGCTACTGATCCCGAGGCTTTAAGACAACCAAGACCAGAAGTTTCTTTACCTCAATCCCAACAAGGTCGAGTATTCACAACTGGTCCCTCTAATACAGCTCCTGGAAGTGGAGTAAATGTTGGAGGGCAACCTCTCTCTGTGGTAGACCCTATAGGCTCCGTGTTTAAATCTGTTTTTGCAACAGGTGAAATAGGGGAAGTTACGGTGACAACAACATGAGTTTTACACTAGCGACATTAAAAACAGCAGTAAAAGATTACTGCGAAACTTCTGAAACAACTTTCGATACCCAACTCAACACTTTCATAAAAGAGGCTGAGGAAAGGATATTAAAAAATGTAGAGCTTCCTGAGTTTAGAAAGAATGTCACGGGAAACAGTTCTAGCGGGACTACTTATCTTGAAACACCTAGTGATTTTTTAGCCCCGTACAGTTTAGCAGTGGTCTCTAGCAGTGTGTACAGCTACCTCTTGTTAAAACACGTTTCTTTTATTAGAGACTACACGCCAAATGCGTCAACGACAGGAACGCCTAAGTACTATGCATTGTTTGATGAAAATACTTTTATTTTAGCGCCCACTCCAGATTCAAACTTTACATTTGAACTGCACTATAAATTTCGTCCAACTTCTTTAACTGCTGGAGCAGACAGTGGCTCTACATGGCTCTCTACAAACGCCTCAGACGCAATGCTGTATGGAACTCTCGTTGAAGCAGCTACTTTCTTAAAAGTTCCTGAAGAAATCCCTATGTATGAACAACGATTTATTTTAGCTGTTCAGGCTCTCAAACGACTGGGAGAGGGGTATGGATCTAGGGATGAGTATAGATATGATATTGCTAGAGGGTAAACTTCAACTATGAGTTTGTTGAGTAATGCAAAAATAGGAGATGTTTTAGTAACCGCTACTGAAAACATCGGCCACTCTCCAGAGTTTTGGGCGAAGAAAGCGACCTCTAGGATTGTGAGCGTAGGTAAACAATCGCATCCTGTTATTGCGGAACAAGCTGAAGTTTTCCAAGATTCAGTTTATCACGTTGTGTCTTTTCATATAAAAGAGGCTATAAAAAGTGATAGAACAACGCTTATCGCAGAACTTGAACAGCAAGGCCAAAAAGAAATGGCTGACATATTGAGGAGATTATAATGGCTATTAGTACCGCTATGTGTACCAGCTTTAAACAAGAAATTCTTGAGGCGGTGCATAACTTTAAGAACACTGGTGGTAGCACGTTTAATCTTGCTTTGTACACAAGCTCCGCTTCTCTTGGGGCAAGTACAACCGCATACACAACGTCTAATGAGGTGTCAGGAACAGGATATACCGCGAAAGGGGCCGCGCTAACTCGTGTTGATCCTACTACATCAAGTACGACAGCATTTACAGATTTTGCAGATTTAACTTTTAGTTCAAGCAGTATTACTGCAAATGGGGCTATGATATTTAATGATTCAGCTTCTGGTGACCCAGCGGTTTGTATTCTTGCGTTTGGCGGAGATAAGACTTCTACCGCTGGCGACTTCACGATTCAGTTTCCTACTGCAGATGCGTCTAATGCAATTATTCGCATTGCATAAAATATGGCTATTGTTAATGGTTGGGGTAGAGGCACTTGGGGCGAAAGCCCGTGGGGCCAACCTGACCCTGTTGATGTCACAGGCGTATCGGGCACTAGCGCGGTTGGCTCTGTTGGTATCAGCACAGATGCAAACGTATCGGTTACGGGTGTATCGGGCACTGGCGCGGTTGGCTCCGTTACTGTTAGTGCAGATGCAAACGTATCGGTTACGGGCGTATCAGGATCGACTAGTGTTGGATCTGTCACTGTTAGTGCAGATGCAAATGTATCGGTCACGGGTGTATCGGGCACTAGTGCGGTTGGGTCTGTTACTGTCAATGCGGATGCAAATGTTTCGGTTACGGGTGTCTCAGGCACTGGCGCGGTTGGGTCGGTCACAGTTGTCGAAGGCACGGGCGTATCAGTTTCGGTTACGGGCGTGGCAGGATCGGGTGCTGTCGGATCTGTTGCGGTTACGGCTGACGCAAATGTTTCGGTTACAGGTATTGCAGGTACAGGCGCGGTTGGTTCTGTTACCGTTTCGGGCCAAGCTAGTGTTTCGGTCACTGGGGTCTCGGGTACGGGGGCAGTTGGGGCAGTTACAGCAGCAGGTTCGGCAACCGTGGCTGTCACTGGTGTTTCCGCAGAGGGGTTTACCACTCAAATATTGGTTTGGGGAGAGGTGGACGATAGTCAGACACCGTCTTGGTCAAATGTTTCAGACAGCCAGACACCGTCTTGGACAGAGATAAATGATTCTCAATCTCCCAGCTGGAGTAATGTTTCAGATAGTCAGACACCGTCTTGGTCAAATGTTTCAGATAGTCAGACACCTGACTGGAAAGAGGTAGCTTAAATGGCAACTTATGTAAATGATCTACGCCTTAAAGAGATCGCAACTGGTGATGAATCAGGAACGTGGGGAACAAGCACGAACACCAATCTGGAGTTGGTAGCCGAAGCATTTTCTTATGGTAGTGAGGCTATTGCTGATGCTTCTACCCACACTATAACAATGTCTGATGGAACAACGGATGAAGCGCGTTCACTTTATCTAAAGTGCACCGGAGGAGGTCAAGCATGCACTGTGACACTTGCTCCTAA